GGCTGAGAAAGACAATAGAGTTTTTGCGGGCGGAAGAGAACAAGAGAGAGAAGGTATGAGCACCAAAGAACAGAATGAGTACGAAAAATTGCGGAGGAGAGAAATAAAAGAGAGGTATAATAGAAGGTACGAAAGAAAGCCTCCTTACCTAGAGATGCGTAAAGTTGAAAATAAAGTTGAAAAAATACCAACTTTTGAAATTGTAAGAGAGAAGTGAATTGATGTAGGTAAAATTGAGTATGACAAAGATAAGCGTTGTAATGTTGGCGAACACTGCGGACGAGAAGTATTACGAAATGACTTCTCATGCTCTGAATACACTGAGTGAGTCAGAGACAAACATTGAGTGGGACATCGTTCTTGTGGAGAGTAATAAGGACACTCAGTGGAGGTATGAAGGAGTGAAAACAATTTTCCCTGAGGGGGACTTTCATTACAACAGGTTCCTAAACACTGGAATTGCGGAGACGGACGATAATACAGATTGGATTGTTGCAGCGAATAACGACCTTATATTCGGAAAGGGGTGGATGTCGGCGCTACTGGATTTTGCGGAGAGAAACAAAGAGGTGAGGTCAATGAGTCCAATTGATCCGATGTGTGAAAAAGACGAAGCAGCGTTCCCTTATTGGGAGGACGGAATCATTGGATACAACGTAGGAGCTGGTAATGCGCTGAAGGGTCACTGCATTGTGTTCCATCGCTCCCTTCTTGGAACACCATACCTATTCGATGAGCGGTGGGACTTCTACGGACAAGACGACGACTATGGCAGAACGCTAAAAGAAAACGGCCAATACCACTGCGTGATACCTAAGTCATTTGTCATTCATCTTGGTAAGAAGAGCCACAAGTTGTTTGGGAAAGAGCTGAAGAATAAAGTGAAAGGAAAACGTGACGAATTAAGAAAGAAATGGGGGAAGTTCTAGTATGGAAATACAACCAATGTTCGAGAACGAAAAGGTGGTGATGCTCAAGCCTCCTTTTCGAGAGGACTTCGATGAGTACAAGAAGGATCAAGGCATTGAGAGTGGGTACGAAACCCACGGGGCGATGATACGAAAGATAGTTGCGAAATGTAGGGAGGATAAAAGACCAACCTACATTTTGTGTTCTCAGGAAGTGTATAGAAAGTATGTCGGTAGGGCTGGGAGTTTCTCGGCTGTGTCAAATGGGAACCCGCTTATCTGTGTGGTTTACAATGCAGACATTCCTAAGTTCGGAGGAGTCATTGACGAGATGAAGCTGATGGCTTGGATATTTAAGAAGTATTCGCACGAAGTGCAAAATTAGTATGAGCAAGTGGGACACTTATCACTCCGCACTAGGAGAAGAGGTAGAGATAGAGCCAGTGGAAAGATGCGAATTTGAGGGCGGGGTTGCCTTCGTTTGGAACATCTTTAATGGGTTCCCAGAAGAGTTCTCTTCGTGCGGAGCAATATACTCTGAGCCACCTTGGAAGAAGGGGTTTGATGAGTTTAACAGAAGAGCTGGAGTGGTTTCAGAAGAGAACACCTATCAATCTCTGGTAGATGCAATAGGTGATGCCTGCTTAAACTCTGGAAAGCCGTGCTTCATACTCACTTCTAAGATGGATGTTGGTAAGTACAAGCACTACACTGGGGTCATTAAGGTAGAGTTTGAGGTGCATAAGTCGTGCGAATGTGCGTGCTTGTGCTACAACGTGGAGGCTCCAAACTTCGGTGAGGCTCCAATACCAACTTCAAAGCTGATAAAGTGGATAACTAAGAAGTATGGCTCAGTGGCGGATTTCTGCTGTGGGTACGGAGGAACAGGAGAGAAGGTAATTGAGAACGGAGGAAAAGTTGTGTTATGCGACTACAATCCTAAGTGTATAGCAGTTGTAAAAAGTAGGTTCTCCAAAGAGTAGGATTGCTACTACTTATTCCTTGGTATATTATAGTTTATGACACGACGAGAAGCGAGGGACTTTGTAGCCTCCCATAATTGGAGGTTTGCTAAAACGATGCAGAAGTGGCCGCATTGGTATGTAATTAGGAAACATTGTAGGAGTGACGAGGAGTGGTTGTCTTTTATGCGACTAATTAGGAGGTGGGGATACGACGAAAAGTTCTTCAGCCTTAGGATAAGGTATTTAGACCTAGACGGGTATAAGTATTGGACTAATGGGTATGTAGAGGAGGATACGGACGTAATTAACAGGGCTCTTCTAAAGAATGATGACGAGCCTGTTCCTTGGTTAAGGAATGAGAAAGAGTTGGTGTGGAAGCGTTGGCACGCTGGAGAGGCAGTAAAAGCAGGAGGAGATGCCTACTTTAAGTCGGAGAATTACAAACCAAAGGCTGTTAGAAAAAGAGTGAGAATATGAACATTGTGATACAGGCGGTTAAATGCAGGAAAACGATGGTGGATAAGTTGGTTGAGCGTATTGAAGCTCAAGGGCGTCAGGCAGAGGTATTCTACGACGAGAAGTACATCGGCCCTCTTTGGAGTATGGAACAAATCTTTGAGAGGTATGTCGGTAACGGTGGAATACTGATGCTACAAGACGATACAATACTCCCGAAGTGGTTCATGCGAGAGTTTCAGGCTTCGATGGTTGATGGACAAATCATGTCCTATTTCAGAGGAATCACCAATCAACAAAGGGAGTTCTATGACTTAGGTTACTCCTACGCAACTTGTGATGGGGTGTGGGGACTCGCAAACTTTTATCCAGACGAATTTGTACTCAACTACCTAAAGTGGGCTCCAGAAAACCAAGACAGGGGGAAGAGGTTTCCAGATTCTAAGAAGCTCGCTGACGACATTGCGATTACCAGATTTATGAGGTTCTCAAAGGTGAGGGCGTACCTTACGCTTCCAAACTTGGTGAATCATCAAGAGTCCCCTTCTACTGTTGGAAACCCAAGAACGGTCAAAGGGATTAACAGGCTGAGTAGCCTATACGGAGAAAACCTACTTCGTCCTTGGGATAAAACAAAGGTAGCTAAGTTGAAATAGTATGAAAATATACAGAAACGAGACAGTGTTGAGTGCGGCCAAGAAAAGAATCGAGTGGCTGTTTAATGAGTTTGAGAATGTTGTGGTGTCTTTCAGCGGAGGTAAGGACTCCACTGTGTGCTTCAATCTCACTCTTGAGGTTGCTAGGAAGTTGGGGAAGCTCCCTTTGAAGGTTATGTTCCTTGACCAAGAGGCTGAGTGGCAGGCTACGATTGATGCTGTAACAGAGGTGATGGAGAATCCAGATGTGGAGCCCTATTGGATTCAGTGTCCGTTTAAGTTGTTCAATGCTACTTCGACTGAGGATCACTGGTTGGAGTGTTGGGACGAAAGTAAAAAACATCTGTGGGTGCGGGAGAAAGTTCCCTACGCCATAACAAAAAACACCTTCGGTACGGTTCGATTTAAGGGGATGTTCACTGGCATCCCTCTTTCTCTTTGGCCGAACAAAAAAACTGCGTTCATCGCTGGGGTGAGGTGTGAGGAATCCCCTGCGCGTGCTATTGGTCTAACGCACTCTGTGTGCCACAAGTGGGTTACTTGGGGAGTGGAGCTGAGTCATGGTAATAAGACATTCTACCCAATTTATGATTGGGGTACGAGTGATGTGTGGAAGGCGATAAATGAGCACGGGTGGTCGTACTGTAACCTATATAACAACCTCTATCGTCATGGGGTGTCGGTTCCAAAGATGCGTGTGTCTAACGTACACCACGAAACTGCGGTGTGGGCTTTGTTCGTTCTACAAGAGATTGAGCCAAAGACATATAACAAGATAGTAAACCGTATCCAAGGGATTGATATGGCTGGGAAGATGGGATACTTGGACTACTTCCCAAACAAGCTGCCTCCTATGTTTGGAGATTGGAAAGAGTATAGAGACTTCTTGCTCGAAAAACTTATTACGAAGCCGGAGTGGAAAGAGGGTATGCGTAAGAAGTTTGAGAAGATGGACTTGGACTTGAAGGGGTATGAGAGGAAATACTCTCTATATCAAACTCAGGTGTCTGCGATTTTGTGTAATGACTGGGAGGGAGTGAAGCTGGATAACTTTATGTCTCGTCCTGAGATTTACGGGGTGGCTAAAAAATCTCGCAAACAAAGAAAATTGTCTTTGCAAAACTCAGACGAACTTTTTAACTCACTTCCAAAGGAAGAAACGGAAGCATGATTACGGAAGAAATTAAACAGGCGTTCGATGCGTGTGAGAAGATTGAGGATAAGCTAAAGCTCTACGATACGATTGTCGGAGAGTTGTTTAAGCTATCGAAGTGCCCCTTTCCGATAGGTAGAGTCAGGTGGGTTCCTATTGAGCAGGTTGAGTCGAATGACTACAACCCAAACTCGGTTGCTACCGTTGAGATGAAGCTCTTGTATACGAGTATTAAGCACGACGGATATACGCAACCTGTTGTAACTATTTGGGATGACGAGAAGCAAAAGTATGTAATTGTGGACGGATTCCACAGATACACTACGATGCGAATGAACAAGGATTTGAGGGACGCAACAGGTGGCCTACTTCCAATCGTGGTTATTGAGAAAGGCATCAATGATCGTATGGCTTCGACTGTTCGCCACAACAGGGCGCGTGGGAAACACTCAATATCAGGCATGGCAAACATGGTGTTTGAGATGCTTGAAAAGGGGTGGGACGATGAGCGCGTTTGTGCGGAGCTTGGAATGAGCGCAGACGAGTTGATTCGTTTGAAACACGTAACTGGGTTCAGTAAGTTGTTCGAGAATGTAGAGTATAGGAAAGCGTGGGAGGAGAAGAGGCAGCTTGAAATTAAGCGTGAGTATTTGAAGAAACATCCAAACGAGGTATTAGCAGTATGAGTGAAGAAAAGAAAAACGTGGCGGTGACTGGGGAGCTTAAGGTGGTGCCTATTTCCGAGGTGCTCCCTTACGAAAAGAATCCTCGCAAAATCAATAAAGAGGGGATTAAGGCGGTACGAGAATCCATCGAGAAGTTTGGGTACAATGTACCTATCGTTGTGGACTCTAAGATGGTGGTGGTTACAGGCCACTCCCGCCTTATGGCTTGCAAGGAGATGGGGATGCAGAAGGTGGCGGTTATCATCGCTAACCATCTTACAGAGAAGCAGGCAAAGGAGTTCCGTATTGCAGACAATCGTACATCGGAGCTTTCTAAGTGGGATAATGACCTCCTGATTAGTGAGCTTCGAGACATTGGACTCGGAGGCGAAATGGACGCCTTCTTTAAGAGCGGGGAGTTGAGTTCCCTTATGGGTGAACTTGATAAGGCTGGAGCGGCAGTAGACTCTCCTTCCCAAGAAGAGATTGATTCGGCTCAAGAAAAAAGAGACGAGGAGTTTTCAAAAAAGGAAGAGGAGATCCAGAACAACTTGGTCGAAATAACCTGTCAGTGCTGTTCTGAAACCTTTCATGTTAGTAGAAAACTTCTAAATTACTAGCATGGCTAGGTGGATCATTAAAAAGTCGAAAGAGGAAAAGATTATGAACATCAAGACGGTTAATTTGGATTTGGTGAAGCCATATTGGCGCAATCCTCGTAAAAACGAGAGTGCCGTGGCTGCTGTGATGGAGTCGATTAAGAAGTATGGGATGAACGTCCCTATTGTGGTTGACAAGAACTATGTAATTCTTACTGGGCACACCCGCTATAAAGCCATGCGTGCTCTAGGAATCACGGAGGCCCCTGTCGTTGTGGCGGACATTTCGGATAAAAAGGCTAAACAGTTCCGCATCGCTGACAATAAAGCGCATGAGTTCTCAGAGTGGGATGTTGATACTCTAAAATCTGAGATTCAGGATTTGATGGGTGATGGTACGACAACTGGACTTGAAGAGGTGTTCGGGTCTGCTGATTGGAGGGAAATGCTGGACATCACCTCACTGCTTCCTGACACAAAAAACGACTCAGATGAGGAAGATTCGCACGGCGTGCAAAAAAAGGACGACTCCCACCTGATGATTGATGGGGAGTGGGGCATTAAAGTAATTTGCCCTCACTGTCTTGAGGACAATGTTCTAAGGAAGTCGCATTTTGAAAAAAAGAATGAGGAGTAGTTATGGAAGAAAAAGGGAAGGCAGTAAGGAAAAGAGAGAAGAAGATACCAAGAAGTGACGGAGTAAAGATCAAGCAGAAGGTCGATGCGATGGGTAACATCGCTTTCGGCTCTGGTGCTCAAGATCAGAGGACGAATCCTCGTATTAAGGAGAAGCTGAGGGCTGCTCTTGTTGCAGGTAACACCTATGTCGCGGCCTCTAGGTTGGCAGGTATCAGCATTTCTACATTCACTAGGTGGATGTCTCAAGGTAGGGAGGCTAAGGAGGGGACTTTGGCCAGAGAGTTCTTCGACTTCGTAGAGCTTGCCTCCACAGAGGCGGAGCATAGGAATGTAATGTGCATCCAAAAAGCTGCTGGTGGTGGTAGCTGGCAAGCGGCTGCTTGGTGGTTGGAGCGTAGAAGGCCGACAGCTTATGCCCGTAAGGACACACTGAACATCGGAAACGATAACGGGCCTTTCGAGGTGTCTGTATCCGAGGCTGGTGCGCTTAACGATGAGGAAAAGAAGGCAGCTCTTAGGGCTGTTTTGGCTAGGAATCCAGACATTTATGACTCTATTTCACGCGATTAAGGTGTCTGCGTTTGTAATTTTGTGGGAGACGAGCAACTTTATGTTCTCTGAGTTCTTCGTGTTGCGCTCCCTTATCCATAGATTGAGATGAAAGGAGTTTGGTACATTTGGGCTAAGGCTCTTGGGGAAAAGGCTTCGGATGATGAGAAAACCGCTGATTTTGTGGCAGTGATTAGGACACTAATTGTATTTTGCTACATCATCACAAACATATTCATAATCGCTGGCGTAATTAGGCACTGGTAACTCTATGTCACAGAGAGAAAGCGGAAGTTCGTTCTCGAAAGAGGAACACGACTCAATAACTGACTTCTTAATTCAGTCTGCTAGGGTCGATTTTGTTTCGTTCCTTCATTATATGTGGCCTCAAGTGAAGGGGCAGCAGTATGTTATCAGTAAGATGCACGTAAAACTGGCGCAGTTGTGTCAGGATGCGTTCGACGGAGTGATAAATCCTCACCAAGTCGTGTCTGTTCCTCCTCAGCATGGGAAGAGTCGTATGCTTTCAGTGCGGTGCGTGGCTTGGTTAATAGGTAGGAAACCCGGAATCCACATAGCCCTCACAGGATTCAGCACCTCCCTTCTCCAAGATTTTATCAGCGAGGCTCGCATGATAATGCAAACTCAGAGGTATCAGAGTATCTTTGGGGAGGTAATTGGGGTTAAAGGTAGGAATAGGGCAGGGGACGTTCTATTCAGTAACGGATCTAACATTCAGGCTAGGTCAACTGGATCAAAATTAACTGGTCGTAGGGTTGACTGGCTTGTTGTGGATGACCCGCACTCTGGACGTGACGATGCAGAATCTCCAACAAATAGAAGAAGGATTCACAGATGGTTTTACGCGGATTGCATGTCTCGCGTTTCTTCTGAAGCAAAAATCTTCATCGTATCGACACGGTGGCATCCCGAGGATTTGATAGGAAACCTCACAAGTGAGGAGGGGAGAAAGAATCTTGAGGACGCTGGATTCGCAAATTGGGTGTTTGAGCAGACAAATCTGAAGGCAATAGCTGAAGATATTGACG